GGTTGTGGCGGCTCTATGGAGTGATAAGCCGTTACACACACTGTGCAATGGCCTATCATCTCCATCAGTGCCGCAAGCTATGGGCGCAAGGGTGTCTGCAATATTACAGACTTCCTGCACCATACCTATGGCCGTAGGCTTTCTCTGGCAAGCACCTTTATGTCTGTAGGACATTGTATGTTGTGGTGGTATGAGCAACTGCCGCAGTGGAGCGCAGGTGTCACGTGTTGTCAGGAGTGTCTGGCTGGACGTGGCCGTGTTGCCCTGGCACGTGATGGGTGTGTAGGTGAGGTGGTGGCTGACCAGACGCCACCTCACCTTCTCTCCCATCCGAACAGCCACATTCAGCCGTCAAGACTCTCCAGACAACACCTGACACCGAAGAGAAACGGAGCCAGTGCCATACCACCACAACATACAGGAACGTCGGCCAGACGTTCAGGTGCGCAGGGGGTCGAGGGCGGGAAAGAAGATGGCCACTGGCCATAAGCATCAGTCTGCGAATAGCAGAAAACACCAATAGATGCCCATCAAGGGGGCATAAGCATCAGTCTGCGCATAGCAGAATAGACGTAGTCGTATCAGGCAGAGGTGAGGTGACAGCAGGCATACTATAGGCATAAGAGTCGGCTCCCATGAGCCATAACGTTGCCCATAGTATGCCTGCAGTTGCCTCACTGCTGCAAACCCTCTGCTGAATGTGGCATCGCCTCTTTCAGCAGAAATGAGGAAATAAGCAGGTTCAATCCTGCTTAATCTCTATGATAGCCGAACCATCTGGTTTTAGCCAGGAACATGGCCATACGGACGTGTGCCCCAGTGGCCTCGATGGCACTGATGAACGCTTCCGATGAGCGCCCTGTGGTGTAGATATCGTCGATGACCAATACGTTCTTACCTCTGAAATAGTCGGCGTCGATATTGACCAGGTGCTTGATGTTCGTGGCAAGCTCGTATTCACCGGTGATGTGTGCCCGTTTGCGGTTGCCGCACACCTCGATATGGCTGAAACCGTCAATAGCTCCCGTCTGTTTGCAAAGCAGCTGAGAGAACCGTTTCCATCTACGGACGTGTGCGTACTTCGTACTTGCAGGGATACAGACGATAACGGTATCAGTCAGGTCCATAGCTGCCAATGCCCTCGAGAACTGTCTTGCAGCCCAACGTGTGTAAACGTTTCTGCCGTCCTTGAAGCCGATGATCATCCGGCAGATATCCTGCTCCTCAAACGTGGCTCTCCTCTGGAACCGCTGTGGGATGTAGCTGTAAAGGGCGAACTTCATCATGGCTATCACTATTACAGGGTAAGACAAAAGCAGCAGCCCCTTCATTGAGGAACTGCCGCCGTTTCTGCAGATTTCTTCGAGCGAGGCTTGCGCTTGGCCTTGGGTTTTGGCTCGTCGGCCTGCACCTCTGTTGCTTCGTTCAACCCCTGAGGGTCTTCCTCGGCAGCCTGCTCAGCCTTCCGGAAGGCTATCTCCGCTGACAGTTGTGCGAGGCTTTCAGCTGCGATATACAATCCCGTCTGCTTTTTCAGAAGGAACATGAAACGCATAGCCTTGTAGGCTGTCTTGCAGTGTGCGCTCGGCTGCTCATCTCCAGTGATGGACACTGCCCATACATTGTTGTCACTCTTGTTTGATTTCACGATCGATGCAATAATTTCTCTTTTTTCCATGACTTGTAAATTTTTTGATGTTATACTTTTGGTTCTTGAATGACGCTGGATGACTGTTACATGCAGTAGCACTCTATGTAGGTGATATCGACCATCAGGTCCAGTGCGAAGTTCTCAGCCTGCTTGGTGGCATCGGCAAATGTGTCGGCTTCTACCTCATACTCATAGCTCTCGCCATCCTCGGTGTTGACGACTACCTGATAGAGATTACCGCTGTAGTAGCGATTGCTGTAAAGACGGCTCTTGTTGAAAAGCGATGATGTTTGAACTGGATGTGTCATAATTGTTTGATTTTTATTTGTTCGACTTTAATGTTTTGCGCCTGGGCGCTCTTTGTAATTTTTACGTGCATAAAAGAGCAGCAGGGAGAAGGCATGCAAATGCAAGGTTTGGCCGAAAATTATTCAAGCCTCGGCCTTGGGAATTTGGTTTCCGGCGCAACTGCACCCCAAATTCCTTGAAAAATTTTAGAGACAACGCTGCTTGACCTTGCAGAATGCCGCCTGCGCTAACTTTGCAAAGGAAAAATAGAAGAGTGCCAGAGGCAAGAGGAAAACATGTCGAAACAAGTAAAATCATTATGGCACATAGAATCCAGTTACAACATCGCTTCAACGAGAAAAAGCCATCCGGGAATCGCACAAGCAGGTAATATCCGGTATCGTCAACCATCTACCGAGGCGGCAAAGAGCCAAGTGTGAGGGAGAAACCTATCGACACATCCGCTGCCAACACAAGGCAGAAGAACCGCATGAAAGATGCTGATGGGCCACCTACACAGATGCATTGCATACCAAAACTGCGGGTTATACCCGCTGCGCCCACCGTCCCCGGGCAATAGTGCTGCCTACAGGCACCACTACGGCCAGGGTGGGCGGGGCACGGTGGGCGCAATCAGAAGATGACAGTCATCCATTCAAGAACCGTATGACATCACAAAATCAAGTCATAAAGGAAAAGAACATCTGCGGTCGTGGCCAAATGTCAAACAGGAACTGACAACAAGGGCTGTGGCAACCATCATAAAAGAAGCAGACCTGCGCATCACTGCGGAAGCCTGCCAGGATTACATAAACAAATCATTATGAGAAAGTAGTACAGGGATTGTCGTAGCTGACAGTTAGCCACCAAAATAAGAGGTAAAGCCTGCCGATGCCTGCAAGGCGTATGCCGGGATGAACTTCTCAACACCTATACACAGGGTATCGAAAGCATCAGAGCCGTCGGTGCGGGCCTCGAGCTTGTCTTCCTCTGTCTCGGCCAGCTTCTCGCCTCGCTTATCCTTCTTCTCATTGTAGATGGCGGCGGTAGTGATCGAGAGAAGGAGGTCTGCATTGTTATCCTGGTTGATAAAGACCTGATGGGCGGCCTTGCCCACGAACATGCGGTTGATGAGATGATATTTGTCCACGTGGTGCATGGGATTGCCGATATACACCTGTTCCACCACCCATCCGGCAGCAAGAAGCAAGTTGGTGATGAGAATATAGAAGTCCTCGTTCTGGTTGGCACCGTAGCCCTGCCCCTTGAACGTCGAGTCGAATACGAAGTACACCTGACGGTTCTTGTGGTACTTGTAATAGGCATTGAAGAGCGCCACGACGGCATCGATGGTGTCGTACTTCACGTAGAACGACTTCAGCACATAGAGCTTGCCGTCAATGCCCACCTGGCCGACCACGAGCCAGTTAATGTTCGTGTTCGCATCGAAGGCTATCACCAGCGGGGCATTCGGGTCACAGTCAGCATCCAGCAGGCAACTATCCTCCAGGCGTCCCACCATCTCCAGTGCCAGCTTCGACGTGTTGGGAGCCGTGTACCAGTTGACGCTCTCGCGCATGGAGCCATAGAAGCCATCCCTGGCTATGCCGATGTGCTTGCACATGATGGAGGTGGCAAATGTCAGTGCCGGCAGGTCGCGCTTCATGCGGCGGATGAAGTCCTCACCCAGCACGGCCAGGTTAAACAGCGAGGGATAGCGGCAGTACAGCAGGCAGTTCTTACGGAGGATGAACAAGTCACGGTCCAGCTTCTGAATCTCTGCCTGGTAGTATTTGGCCCGCTCCGGGTGGGCCTTCATGCGCTGCTGGTACTGCCATTTCAGATACACCAGTCCCTCGATGACCTTCACCAGTTCCTTGTCCTGTTTCTGCTCGTACTGCATGAACCAGGATCCTTTCTTTGTGGTGGCCGTGTCGCAGGTGATAGTCAGCCCATGATGAAGGTGACATTTAGAGAAGTACATCTCGTTGCCACGGTTGGTCTGCATCGTCTCGTTCTTCAGCTTCTCGTATTCCACGAACTTTGCCTCGTCGATGAGAATATGGTCAAGCGAGAGTCCATTGCTGGCGCCCTCGCGATCCTGGCTGATAATCTGACAGACGCTGCCGTTATAGAAGCCGATGCAGTTTTCCCAGTTCTGCGGGGTGAAGATAGGGTCTTTCCACTTCAGTCCCTTCCACGGTTTCTTGCCCACTGTGTAGTGAACGTCGCGCTTATAGCCCCATCGTTCCCAGTGCACCAGGAGCGAGGGCAGCGTAGTAGTAAGGCATTTCTTATAAGATGGCGAAACGAAGCCGGTGCAGCTGCCAGGCATATATTGAAAGACCTGCATGAGCCGGGTGGCATCAATGAGGCCCTTGCCCGTGCCACGCCCCATCTCGCACACCAAGTCTCGGGGCGACATATAGAGCGGGTAGAGCTGCGCGTCGTTGAAATATTGTTTCTGCTTCTCTGCCATTACTTTTCCTCCTTATCATCGGTCGATGGCACCTCAGAATATTCAGCATATTCATCGTCCTTAGAGAACTGCTTGATGAGTTTGTCGCGTCGGGCACGGAGGTTCTTGGGTGCCTTAATGCCCAGCACGCTCGGGTCATCCGTCGGCTCTATCTGTAGCGGCACAATCTTGTCAAAGGCCATGTCAGGTGTGTCCGGCTTATCCGTCTGGTTGTTCAGGATGTAGTTCTTCTGCATCGAGGCCACGGCCCGCCAGTCACCGTCGCGGCGTGCGGCCTGCCGGTCCTCCTCAATCATCTGGTTGACGCGCCACCGGGCAAACTCCTTGGTGGTTGCCTCCAGATTGCCGATGAGGATCTTCAGCAGATGGATATCGTCATACGCCTGGCTCTTTCCCACATGGAAGAGCTGCATGCATCGGTTTACTAGTTCCTTGGGCGAGGTGCTGGGATAACTGCGCCAGTAGCTGCTCAGCTCGCGCAGCCGTTCCACCCGCAAAATGGTGTCTTCGGGCACCATCTGCAGGCGCAGTTCGCTGCTGTCCACTGGCAGGAATTCTGCGTATTGGTCTATGTTGACAGGAAGGCTCATATTTCTAAATCACGTGTCATGCGGCGCAGATAGACGCGGCAGGCTTCGTCCGCTGCAGGACTGCCGGCATTCACCAGGTCGATATTCTGCTTGCGTAGCCGGAGGGCAGTTTCACTATAACCCTTCATGAAAGCCTTGCGGGCCGGATGGCCCAAGGTGTTGATGTCCGCACACAGCTCCGTCTCATCAATATCCAATAATGCGGAAATCTCCTGAGGGGGAGTCAGTTGACTGGCAAGGTCTTTTATTTTGTTCAATAAGTCGCTCGAATAGTCCATTTAATTGAATTGAGTTGTTATCCACTAAGTCACGGAACCCACAATATTGCTGGTAGAATATTTCCTGATTGGTGGTGACCAGCGTACACTCGGCGCGGTCGCCATACGTCTGGTTCTGCGAGCTGATGACCGTTACCGTCCACCGGTCGTTCTGCACCAGCACCACCTTCGAGTGGTTCTGCGAGAGGTAGACGGCATCGAAGCACTGCTGCATCTCCTTATAGAGTCGGTAGGTCTTCTTCGAGGCCTTCAGGTCGGCCAGCAGCACCGACTTCAGCACGAGGCCCTTCTTCCTGAGGTTATGGAATCCGCGGAGGAAGGCATCACTCGTAGAGAACGTCGAGACATAGATATCAGCCGGGCCGGTCTGTTCCAGGATCCAGCCCAGCAGTCCCAGCGTGTGAAGGCCACGCCCCAGGTGCGACTGCACCGGGTGCGTGGCCATGGGGCGCAGCAGCTCACTCGGACTCTTGCCCTTGCTCATCGTCCTGCGGAGTTTCGGCATTGTCGCTGTCAGAAACAGCGACCACACGGATGTCGCACTGCAACAGCTGTTCACGGCGCTCGTCGGTGAGCGTGCGGCCACATTTTAGCAGCACGTCGACGCGCTGCTGGATGCGCCGGCGCAGACTCTCGAGGGCCTTCTTCTTCTCATCATTGAAGTCCTCCTCCTTGGCAGCAGCGGCCAGCTGCAGCATCTGCGGCAGGTTCTTCGAGATGTAGCTGTCGGCATTCTTCAGCTCCTTCTCCTGCTCCGGAGTGAGGGCTACGCCTGACGGAGAATCATCAGGCACAGTGGCTGTGCCGTCAGCGGTCAGCTGGTAGTCGTCGTAGCGGGCCATCTCCAGCTTGTACTTATACCATGTGTCCTTGAGCACCTTCAGGTACTCGTAGCGGTCGCAGGGCTCGGTGAGCTGCTTGCAGGTCTCGTAGGCCTCCTTGATCTTCTTCCAGCGCTCGGCATTGGCAGGCCAGATAGCCTGGATGTCGGCGGGCAGACGGTCGTGATCAGGACGGATGCCCTTTCGCACGAACTGCCCGTTCCCACCGTCCTGCCCGGCAGGCTCTTCGACGGGCAGGTATTCACCCTGTCCCTCGACGGGCGGCTCTTTGTCGGTGACGGCCTCCAGTTCGGGCATGATCTCGTTGCTCAGCTTTACGACATCCTTGATGGTCTGGCCGTCCTGGCGCAGGCGGAGGAACCGCTGCAGCTTGTATTCGAGGAACTTCAGTTCGCGCTCAGGGCGCCGCATGATGCGCTGGTACATGGCCCCATCGCGATTCAAGGAGAGCAGCAGCTGCGCACCGGCCTCTATCTGCTCTGTTGTGGTGTGCTCACTGTCAAGCCAGCGGGCAATCTTTTCAGTAAATTTCGGGTCTATCATATTCTTGGATATTAAAAGTGGGGCCATCTCACCGTCTTGCGAGTGAGACCGCCCCACGGTCACGTTATTTACGACATGAAAGGAGGATGCTAAGGCTCCTGTGCAGGCTTCAGTTCGTCGGTCGTGCCGAGGAACGTACCCTCAGAAGTAGTGAACTCGCCCTCATAGAAGGGAGCTGCAAACTCATCGGTCACACTCACCTTAACAGAAGTCATGTTGGCGTCAGTAGGAGTCTTACCGAAAGTCTGCTCCAGTTCAATTTCAGCTTGATACAGTGGAGAACCAAAGAGTCGGCACTTGCCGTCAGCCATCGGAATGAGGAACGCCACGTCGTCGTTGTTAACTTCGGAAATGAAACCAGTGACCTTCTTTCCAGTACCGGGAAGAATGAGTGAGATTTCATTGAGCATAGTCTTCGAGCCATAGCTTCCCTGACTTTTGGCAGTAGGTTCGCTCTCGTTGGGCACGAGGGCAAAACGTTTCCAGAGCTTGTCAGCATACAACTCGATATTGGACTTGATGACGGCCACATCCTCCATCTTCGTTGCCGCAGAACCGGCAGGACGTGGGAAAGTCTTAATGTCACGGCGCGGTACATAGTAACCATGGTTACGGGTGCCTGGCAGCGACTTGTCGCCCATGCAAAAGTCGATGTCCTCGTAGAGAGCGGCATCGTCTGCGCAGCGTGTTTTCAAATCACCCATATTTTTTCAGTTTTTACGGTTTACTTATTAAGCCTTGGCAGCAGCAATCTCGGCAGCTGTGCGAGCCACGCAAAGCATCTCCTTGTTGATGGAGAGGTACTGCTCGCCATAGAACATGTTAGCCAGGAAGTCAACATCGTAGTGAGAGGTCTTCGACTCCTTCACCAGGAACGTCTCATCAGCGGTACGCTGGTTCCAGAGTGCGAGGATGTTGTTCTTCGGAGTCAGGCAAAGATAGTCCTCGGGCACGTTCGTCAGTGCCACGAACTCCACATTGGGCACGCCGTCGAGGTGAGCCTTCAGGTACTGCTCGTTGTAGGGCAGTGCACCGTGGTTGTGCTGGTAGGATTCCTCGTAGAAGTGCTTGGTCTTGACGTGCATGAAGAGCTTCAGCTTCTGTTTCTTCAGCTTGTCGTTGACGCCAGCCCAGCCACCGGCCACACCCCAGTAGAAGTCCTTCAGCAGATCCTCGGTATTCTCTGCAGAGAAATTCTCGGGCAGAGAATAGAGGTTGCCCTCTTCCACAGCCATCTTGTTTGCCTTAATCTCGGCATTCTCGATGGTCTTGAAGCC